TGTTACGCGGTCTTGATGTTGGATTACCCCATGAGGGTAAGCGGATATGGATTGTTGCCACGCCCCGCGGCACGGGACGGGAAAGACGTTTCCAGTACCTCCGTTCACTTGGCATCGAGGCAACGCCATCAGCCGAGCGCCGCAACCAGGCTGTTAGAGCGCGGTATCAACTGGAAACGCATCTCGGAAGCTTACGAGATGATCATGGGTTTTCCGTCGCAATGGAGCGCCGCCGCATACACGCCCTCGGCAACGCAGTTGTACCCCAAATCCCCGAACTCATCGGCAGAGCCATAATGGAGTCTTCCAATGGGTGAGTACTACGCACACGCTATAATATTTGCGATAGGGACCGGCATGAACGCAGCTGGAGCTTTATCTAGTTACCGTCATGGAGATTTAATATCACTTGCTACGTCTTTAACAGGTTGGGCAATCATGGCGGTAACGCCGGTTTGGGCGGCAATGGATCTGGCACGGAAGGTGATGTGATGGCCAAGATTAACGGTCTGACGATTGACTGGAAAAACGTAGAAGGCGGCTTGTCTTTGCCCAAGGAATTTAAGGGCGCAGATACTTTGGTGCGTCTGGACGTTTTGAAAGATTGGTGCGGCCTTCTGTTGGCTGAATACGATCGCACGCTTCTTGAGTTCCGAGAGGAAGGCAGAAAAATCAGGGAAAATCGAAGTCGATGAAGCTCTCCAAAACCTTCAAGGTCACCAAGGACGGCAAGGTCATAAAGAAGCCGAGAGTATTGGATGCATCGGCGGCTATTCGACAGCGTACCAGCAAGAAACAAAAGCCAGTAAGGCGAACGATATGACCGACAACGTAATCAAGCTGCCCGTCGTCACCCGGCTCGACATGTCGCCCGATCGCGTTTTGCAAGAGGCACTCAATGCTGATCTCGAGGGCGTTGTCGTGATCGGTTACGCCAAGGACGGCAGCGAGTACATGGCAAGCAGCATAGCGGGCGGGCCCGAAGTGAATTGGCTTCTGGATCGGTGCAAGGCGCGCATGATGGCGTTTGACGATGATGAGGGGGATTGAACCATGGACGCCTTGATTATGCACAGTTGGAAGATTTGAAATGCCAAGACGACGAACTCAGAGCCCCAAAAAATAGCCGCATCGAAAATGAGGCAGCGTATTCACATACGCGCGTTTACCGCAATTAGCTGGAGGCTTGAATGACCCGTCTAGGCCCAACATACAAAGCCATAACAGAACCAGGCGGCAAGGTAAGGATAGTCGAGCGGGAAAATCCCAAGCTCAACACATCCGCAAAAATCGCCCGCAAGAAATCGAAAAAGCAAAAGCCAGTAAGGCGAACAGTTTAACACCAGTGCACTGCGTATCCGACAACGAACACAAGAGAGGCTACGCAAATGGATGCCATAGCACCGCCAAAGGAACAGCGCGCCAAATTTGAATATGAGCCTCCAGCCTACGATCAGAAGGTAATCCGGCGTGCCTGGCGCAAGAAAAACGGTTTCGAACGCATCAAAACACTGGAGCCAGAACACCGCCAAGCCGTGATGAAACTAGAAAAGCACTACTACGGCGCTCAGGGCATTGATGTGCGGGTGGACGATGATATCCAGGTTGACCGATCAGATGTGCCGGAAGAGTTCGCTATCCACCGCCACGCTGGCCTGCTTGAGAACGCCAAGAAAGCCGTCGGCAGCCCCAGGGTATGGAAAGCGCTGATCTGCCAGGTAGAGAGCACGCTAACGCCGCAGGACATCGGCCACCAGTGGGGCGCCATCAAAGGTCGGCACCAGGCCAAGGGGTTCGGCGAGGCTCTGATTATCGCGGGGCTTGACACGCTCTGCATTCACTGGGGTTTGATCTCTCAACCTCCAAACCGGTAACTGTGTCAAAAATGTGCTTGCGCCTTGGAACCAAATCAGACAGTGATTCTGTTACGTGCTGTTACGTGCGCACGAAAGAATTGACCGGGCCAGCAATGCGCCCGGTTTTTTTATTGGGAAGTCGAATGAACGCCGAAGAAGCAACGCTAACGCTGATTTCATCGATGGCCAAAGAGGCTCAGATGATCATGCTGGCGCAATCCTACCTCCGCGGCGACCACCGGCTCACCTATGGAGAGCTATTGGAAGAAATCGAACATTCCAAGGCGAGACGCTACAGCCTCGGCGCCACACAGTCTGAAATCATGATCGCAGGGGCTACATGAAGATCACCGATGAAGAGCGTAAGGCCATCGAGGCGAAAATCGAGGAAATGAATGAGATATGCAGAGAGTGCAGGGAAGCCTACAAGCAGGCGGAAGCCCTAGGAACGCTCACTAATGCTGAGATCGAGATGCAAAATATTCTTGAGGCCCTTCACGATGAAACGCTGTTCGATCTCAACCGTCAATTAAGCCCGAACTGATGGTATTCGCCGCGTCATCAGCAGTTGCGGCCACAATTCGCGTGCAACATAAGCAGACAACAGAGTAAGGACCATGGCCCGCGACCTAACCATAAAGCAAAAATCATTCGTTGCTGCTTACTTGGAAACAGGGAACGCGAGTGAAGCCTACAGGCGTGCTTATGACTGCAAGAGCATGAGCGAAAAGTCTATCGGGAACCAAGCGTACAAGTTAATGAACCACCCCGAAATCGCCCCGAAGATCGAGAAAAAGACGGAAGAGATCGTGGAAGCGGCCAAAGAGCGAGCCGAGGTAACGATTGAAAGCCTGTCAGATATGCTATTGAAGGCGTACAGCAAAGCCGACGAAACAGGACAGACAAGCTCAATGGTTGGCGCCGCAATGGGCATGGGCAAGCTACACGGCTTGATAGTGGATAAGAAAGCAGATGTTACTCCCGCAAAAGCTCCAGCAGACGTTGACTCCCGCATTTATCAGCTCGCTGGACTTGAGCAAGAAGATGGAACTGCTGAGCCTTCTGGAAGAGCGGGAGAGATGGCACCAGACGAACCAGTTAAGCCTACTGTACCCGGACACGGGACCGCTTAGACGAGAGCTTTACGAAAAGCATCTGGAGTTCTTCGCTGCCGGCAATGAACACCGCGAACGCTGCATGATGGCAGCCAATCGCGTGGGAAAAACCTGGGGCGTCGGCGGGTATGAGACAGCGTTACATCTGACCGGCCGATATCCTGATTGGTGGGAAGGGCGCCGCTTCAACGGGCCAATCGAGGCCTGGGCAGCTGGCGACACGTCAGAAACGACACGAGACATTGTGCAGTCTGCGCTTATGGGTGCGCTCGGATCGATGGGAACCGGGCTGATCCCACTGGAAGACATCATTGGAGAGCCAACCAAACGGGCCGGCGTATCAGGTGCAATGGATACGGCGAGGGTCAAGCATCAGTCGGGCGGTACATCGCTTGTCGGCTTCAAATCGTATGACCAGGGGCGAAAGAAGTTCCAGGGCACAGCAAAGCATCTGTGTTGGCTTGATGAAGAGCCACCAATGGATGTCTACACCGAGTGCCTGACACGGACGATGACGGTGAAGGGTATCACGCTCTGTACGTTTACGCCGTTGAATGGCGCAACTGACGTGTCGCTGATGTTCTTGGGTATGGAAGATTAACCATTTAAGGTTGCAACGTGCTTGGCTGGGTGTCGCCGATCCCCCGGCTAGTACCACCTAGAGGTTGAAGTTGGCCAGATTCTGCGTGACGGCGACGTGGGATGATGTCCCGCATCTGAGCAAAGAAGACAAGGACGAGCTTTGGTCTGCATACCCGCCGCATGAGCGCGACGCACGCGCCAAGGGCATACCGATGCTTGGATCTGGTGCGGTCTGGCCGATCTCTGAAGACCGCATCAAGTGCGAGCCGTTCAAGATCCCGGAGCACTGGGTGCAAATCGGCGGGGTAGACTTCGGAATTGATCACCCGTTCGCAGGAACCCGGATTGCCTGGGACCGCGACGCAGACGTGATCTACGTAACGAACTGCTACAAGCAGAGTGATGAAACACCGCCAGTGCATGTTGCAACGCTTCGATCATGGGGCCGTTGGATACCATGGGCCTGGCCACATGACGGCCTGAACCGCGAAAAGGGTTCGGGTAAACCTCTTGCCACCATCTACCGGGAACACGGCCTCAACATGCTGATGGAAATGGCCACGCATCCAGAGGGTGGCAACTCATTAGAAGCCAGCGTGATGGACATTTACGAGCGAATGAAGACCGATCGCTTCAAGGTGTTCAGCAACCTGGAGCAATGGTTTCAAGAGTTGAGACTATTCCATCGTAAAGACGGGAAGATTGTACCGCTGAAAGATGACGTGATCTCAGCCACACGCTACGCGGTGATGATGAAGCGCTTTGCAACAATAGACCCATCGTTCTACGACGATGAAGAAGACAGCTACGATAGTCGTGGCAATGACTCGACAGGATATTAATGCAAGACCTAGCAGCGCTCGACCCTGAGATGATGTCATCTGAGGGAATGACCCTTGGCGACTACATGCCAGAGCCAGAGCCGTCACCTGTTGAGCAGCAGATCCAGGCTTATGCTGAAATGCTTGAGGCTGGTGATGTCTCAGGCTGGTTCGAGGACGACATCGAAGCGCTCGGGGCAAAGGTTGTTCAGGAATACAAGCTAGACCGCAATTCACGTTCTGATTGGGAGAAGACGGCCGAACGCGCGATGAAGATGGCGCGACAGGAGAAAGAGGGCAAGTCCTGGCCCTGGCCGAACGCTTCCAACGTCAAATATCCGATGCTGACGACTGCTGCGTTGCAGTTTGCAGCCCGCGCTTATCCTGGCATCATGAACGGTCCACGGGTCGTCAAGTGCAAGGTTGCCGGCAAGGATGAGGGTGGCGAGAAGGCCGCACGTGGTGAACGTGTTTCGCAGCATATGTCATTCCAGCTCACTCAAGAGATGCCCGAGTGGGAAGAAGATCTGGACACGATGCTGCATCAGTTGCCGATTACTGGTTGCGCATTCCGCAAAGTGTATTTTGATCCACTGAGTGAGAGCGGATGTTCATCAACGCTGATCAGCGCCATGGACTTCGTTGTAAATCAGAAGGCAAAGCACCTCGAAACCGTACCGCGCATGACGCACTGCGTTACGCTCTACCCGTACGAGATTGAAGAGCGCCAGCGCTCCGGTTTCTACCGTGAAGTTGATATTGATTTGAAGGGCGAAGACGGCTCAGAAGATGACGAGGCGCCGCAAACGTTCTTGGAGCAACACCGCTACTGGGACAGCGACGGCGACGGACTGTCAGAGCCTTGGATCATCACGGTCCATGAAAACAGCGAAACTATCGTGCGGATGGTCCCGAACTTCGATCTGGACAAGATCAAAGCTGGCCCGGACAAGATCATATCGATCCCGCGCAAGAAATACTTCGTCAAGATTCCGTTCATTCCGGATCCAAACGGCGGGTTCTATGACATCGGCTTCGGAAAGCTTCTCGAAAGCCTGTCAGACATCGTAGACACAACCATCAATCAGATGATGGACGCTGGCACTCTGCAGAACGCAGGCGGTGGGTTGATCGGATCGGGCCTCAAGCTTGGCAAGTCCAAGATTAAGCGCCGACCTGGTGAGTACACGACGGTTGAGGCGACAGGATCGGACATTCGCCAGGCTGTTTATGATTTTCAAAGTCCGGGGCCAGCTCCGGTACTCCTAGAATTGCTTGGGCTGATGATTGAAAGCGGTAAGGATATCGCCGCAATCAAGGACGTTCTGACTGGAGACAGCGGCGAAAGGGCGATGACTGCCACGACCACGATGGCCTTGATTGAGCAGGGCCTCAAGGTGTTCAGCGCGATATTTAAGCGGATCTATCGGGCGCTCACTCAAGAGTTCAAGTTGGTTTATGCCTGCAACGCTCAGTACCTCGATCAAGAGAAGTATTTCACGTTCCTCGATGAAGAGGTTCAAACCGGCCGGCAGGACTATGCGGATGATTTGAACGTCTTGCCGCAAGCCGATCCAAACGTGATCACGGATATGCAACGGATGATCCGCGCTCAGTTCCTGCTTGAGCAGGTCGAGAAGGGCAACCCGCATATCAACCCGCTGGAAGCAACACGTCGCTCGCTGGAAGCTGCGAACATCGAAAACTTGGAGAAGGTTCTGATTGAAGAGCCGCAGCAAGGTCCAAGCGAAGACGAAAAAGAAGCGATGGGCATCGAACTCGATAACAAGGCAGCGGACACCAAGAAGAAACTAGCCGAAGCTGAGAAGATCGAAGTTGAAGCAGCTGTTACGGCGATGCAGCCCATCACTGAGACGGTAGACGGCAAACCAGATGCAGAGCAGCAGGCACCGCAACAGATGCCGCCTATGCAGCCTGAAATGATGCCGGAACCAGAACTGCCGATGGGCATGCCACCCGAACAAATGGGAATGGCTGAACTCCCACCAGAAATGATGGACCCTGAAATGCTGGCGCAGCTCGAAGCTGAAGAGCAGATGATGCAGCAGCAAGGGCCGATCGCATGAAAATAACTCAACAAGACCTCGAAGAGTGGAAAGAAACCGAAGTCGGGGAACTGTTTTTTAAGATGCTGGCCGCAGCGGCAGAGAAAGCCAAAGCGCATTGGGTTCAGCAGTCTTGGAATAGTGGCGTTTGTAATCCCGCAGAACTGGCTCAGCTAAAGGCCAGAGCGGAAGCGTTTGAGCAAATGAAGGCAGTCACAGCAACAGACATCGAGGAAGAGTTAGATGATCAACGTGAGCGGCGTTACGCCAACACAGTATCAGGTTCTGGTGAAGCCGGTTGAGGTCGAAGAAAAGACCGCAGGCGGAATCTATATCCCAGACCAGACCAGAGAAAAAGATGAGCACGCAGCCGATGAAGGCAAGCTGATCGCAATGTCTCAGGCGGCATTTACCTATGACCCGGCCATCGAATCCCATGCGCCAGATCTTGGTGCGCACGTTGTTTTCGCGCGGTTCGCCGGTAAGCGCATTAAGGGCGCAGATGGTGTGGAATATCGCCTGATGAATGACAAAGACATTATTGCAGTGAGGGCCTGATCATGCAGGAACTCCAGCAAGAATACGACGAGCCGGAGCACGTTGAAGAAGCCTCAGTTGATGAGGCGCCACAACACGAAACTCCGAACGAAGGCACTGAGGTTGGCGGCGAAGAGCGGCCAGAGACGAATGACTCAGAAGCCCGCGCGCGTGCTCAAGGTTGGCGCCCGAAAGAAGAATATCGCGGAGACCCTGACCGATGGGTTGATGCAGATGAGTTCAACCGGCGCGGCGAAGAAGAGCTTCCAATCCTTCGAGAGCGCAACAAGCGGTTAGCTGAGCAGGTCACGGAATCGACCCGACGCGAACAAGCGCGGGACGCTGAGTTAGCTCAAATGCGGCGTATGAATGAAATCGCTCTGATCCGTCAACGTGAGCAATTAGCCGGCCAGTTTCACGCAGCGAAACGACAGGCGGTTGAGCTCGGCGACACGGATCAGTTCGACCAGATTGCACAGCAAGAATATCAGGCGCTTGGGCAGTTCGACAACGAAGTTAGGGAAGTTGTCCAGCAGCCACAACCCCAAGCGCCACAGCAAAGTGTCTATGAGCAGCCAGAGACGCAACAGTTCGTAGAGCGCAACCCGTGGTTTGAGACCAACCGGGAAATGCACACAATGGCTGTGAGCGTCTCTCAGGCGATTGGTAACGCAAACCCAAACTTAACGCTTGGCGAGGTTCTGAAGCAGACCGAAGCGCGGGTCAGAACCGCCTACCCGGAGAAATTCGGAACACCTTCTGCGACGAACCACAGGCCGTCGGCGCCGGCTGTCGAAGGTTCAGGTGCCGGTCGTGGCGCAGCAACCCGCCAGAGTGGGCGTGGCGCAGCAAGCCTGCCGCCTGAAGCACGTAAGCAGGCAAAAGCTTTCGTCGAAGAGGGGCTTTACAAGTCTGTTGACGAATACGCCAAAGACTATTTTGAAAACGAATGAGCGAGATCATGGAAACAGAGATGCTTGACGCCCCGACTGAGAAACCAAAGCGGGGCCGTCCGTCTCGCAAAGACACCGAGATTCGCACGCGTCGTCGCCGCGATGATCAATCCATTGGACGGCATGACCCGCTGGCGCTCGATGGCACAAAAGATCCTGACTACGAATATCGCTGGGTTAACGACGATCCTGGCAGAATGCATCGTCTCACTCAAGAAGATGATTGGGACCGCGTAACAGTAGATGACATGGGCGCCGAAAATGCCAAAGACATGGGCAATGGCGCTGGTATTGAACGGGTAGTTGATCGCGGAGGAAAGCGCGCAATTCTCGTTCGCAAACGCAAGGAATGGTACGAACACGACAAGGCAAAAGCTCAAGAAAATATTGACGCGATGGAGCAGCAGATAAAGCACGCCGCGCACGGAGCTGAAGGCCTTTCACCTGGCGAGGGCTATGTCCCTCAAGGCGCGATCTCAATAGGTCGACGCGACTAAACACCAACGAAACGGAATTAGAACATGGCTAATAACGACGTGGCGAAAGGCCTTTGGCCTGTTCGTCATCGCAGCGGTGCGCCTTACAACGGCGGAGCAACGCGGTACTATGTGCCTGCTGGCGACAGCACGGCGCTTTATCTTGGTGATCCCGTCAACACCGCAGGCGGTGCGGATGCTGCTGGCGTGCAGACAGTAACCAAGGCAACGGCTGGATCAGGTGGTTACATGCTTGGGCCTGTTGTTTCGGTTGAGCCGATCACGCGGGATTCAACGCCCTACCGCGAAGCATCAACGGCTCGGTATGTGTGGGTTGCGGATGATCCTGACCTTGTGTTTGAGATCCAATCCGATGGCACTGGTGGCGATCTGGCTGCTGCTGATATTGGTCTAAACGCTGATTGGGTTGCTGGTACTGGCGACGCCACCTACGGCCGCTCAGGTGCTGAGTTGGACACATCCACCGCGGCAACCACAAACACACTGCAGCTTCGCATCCTCGGCATTGTGCAACGTCCTGACAACGAGTTCGCGACGAACACCAAAGCCGAAGTTGCAATCAATCTTCACACTCATCGCAATCTAACTGGCGTCTAAGGGGGTCTGACACATGGCAGGCGTAATCACGACTGGCAACCATCCCAAGGCGCTATGGCCTGGGATGAACAAGTTTTGGGGCAAGTCTTACAACGAGCACCCAAAGGAATGGTCTGAAATTTTTGACGAGGAGAAATCGTCGAAGAACTACGAGGAAGACGCTGAGATTACTGGCTTCGGTTTGGCTCCGGTCAAACAGCAGGCCGGCGCGGTGTCTTACGACTCGGAAAGCCAAGGACCAACAAAGCGCTATACGCACGTCGTTTATGGCCTCGGCTATATCGTCTCGCGTGAAGAGCTTGAAGACAATCTTTATGAGAGCGTTTCACGCAAGCGCATTAAGTCACTGGCGTTCTCTATGCGTCAGACTGAAGAAGTTGTCGCGGCGAACGTTCTAAATCGCGCGTTCAACGCGTCGTATGCGGGCGGCGATGGTGTCGAGCTTGGTTCAGCTGCTCATCCAACTCTCGATGGCACTCAATCCAACAAGATGGCAACGGCTGCTGACTTGTCAGAAGCCGCGCTCGAAAGCCTCTGCATTCAGATCATGCAGGCGAAGAACTCTCGCGGTCTGCGTATTGCGTTGATGCCGAAGAAAGTTATCGTGCCGCCTGATCTGAAGTTTGAAGCGGAGCGCATTCTGCGCTCGGAACTGCAAACCGGCACGGCCAACAACGATATCAACGCGTTGAGGTCTCAAGGGATGTTCCCAGACGGCACTTGTATCAATCACTATCTGACCGATGCGGATGCGTTTTTTATCAAGACAAACGCGCCGGACTCCATGCGCCGGTTTACGCGGCGTGCGACCGACTTTACCAAAGACAATGATTTCGACACGGATAACGCCAAGGCGAAATCAACAATGCGGTTCTCGGTCGGTTGGACGGATTGGCGGGGCATGTATATGAGCCCAGGTGCAGCGTAATGGCTGGCCCTACAAGGTTTGCTCGGGGCGTTGGCGTTGGTGATGGAGGTACTGTCACCAACGCCAGCGCGGTTCATGTCCTGCGAGCAACATTTGATCCAACGTCAGCAAGTCAGGTATTGCTCGGGACACTTCCGGTCAATGCCCGCGTGATTGATGTTGTGGCGAATGGCGGGGCAACGGGCGGCTCAAGTCCAACCGTAGATATCGGCACGACTGGAGATGACGACGGATTCGCGAATGAGCTGGATTGTGACGCTGCGATCAGTTCGGCGGTGGCCGCTGGGACAACCGGCGCACTGATCGGCGATCTGCTCACAACCGCAACTGCGGTTTATGGCAAGGCCGGTGCATCGGCTGCAACGGGTGGAGCCACGATCGTGTTCGTGCATTTCACGACTGAATAAGAAAGTCGAGGTTGAGCATGGCCACTTCTGGCGTCATCACGTTTTCCAAAAATGCGGGTGATACTGTGAAATTTGCGCTCAAGCTTATTGGCGCGCTCAATTCACACGACACGACCGTGAATGCGGAAGACATGGCGGATGGTTTGACCATGCTCAACCTCATGCTTAAGGAGTGGCAGACGACCGGCCCAAACCTTTGGCGTGCAGAACGTGGCAGTGTTACTCTTGTGAGCGACACTGCCACCTATACGCTCGATCCGCGCCCGGTGAAGGTGTACTCAGTGCGGTATCGCGATGCGAACAGCCGCGATCTGCCAATGGAAGAAATGACGGGCGAAGAATACGACGAACAGCCCCTCAAATCGAGCAACGGTACACCAACTGCTTATTGGCTCGACAAGGGCACGACATCAACGACAATCACGACATGGCCGGTGCTCAATACTGCCACAACAGAAACGCTGCAGGTCACATACCAGCGCGTTGTTGAGGACGTGACGGCGAGCACCGATGACATCGACGTGCCGCAAGAGGCACTACCGGTGGTGACGTATAACCTGGCCGCTCGGCTGGCTGATATGGACGGCGACAGCGATCCATCAGTGCAGCGGGTGATTGCTCGTGCTGAAGCTATGAAAAGGCAATACGACAGCTTCGACAGAGTC